GAAATGTAGTTGCTGGTGCTACACTAACCGCATCAGGTATATTAACAGCATCAGGATTAAGAGTCTTTCTAGAGAAAGGAACAACTTTCTGAGTAGGAATACCCTGATCCATTTCTCTAATTTGTACTTCAACTGGAATATTAGTGTCTTTAGTATTAAAGAATAAGTCAAGAGAAGTAATAAACGCTCCCCCGTTTAAATCAATCAGGATAGACTGGGCTAATGGATCAGCCCATGCAATTTGTCTCTTTGTACTCGTACTCTTCGATGCTGCTTTAGTTTGATCAACTTCAGTTCTATCGATAGTAGGAACACGTGTTGAAATAGAAACGTTTTCCTTAGTTTCAATTAAACCTTTAGCTGTATAACTAGCTGCAGCGAATGTAATATTAGTAGCTTCAGGATCATTAGATGGTGAAGATGTTAATAAGAATGTTTTATCACCCGTATTAAAGTTTAAGGTTTCGTTATTAGGAACATAGAATGTACCTTTAATACTTCCATTATCATCAGTCGTCAATACCGAAGCAATAAGAGGATTAGATATAACGTTATTAATACCAGTAGTAACACTCTCAGCAATTGCATCCTGTTGGTCTACTGTTAGGTTATCCATATCCACTTGATTAACATAATCACTTACCGGAGTACCATCAAAGAATGCATATAAAATACTATTAGGTTTTAATCTAGTTCCCTCAAATGTAACCATGCGTGAACGCATGAAGGGAGCAAAGTTGATTTCAACAATTCTATCCCCTACATTAGTTGATATTGTATCTGTACCAATTGCAGTTTTAATACCTTCACGTGCTTTAGTACCAGATTTAGTAGTTGTAGTAGTTTCAAATACATTACCACTACCTGATCGTGTTTTCTTAACGGTCGATCCCGTCCAGTTAGTAGTCCATGAGTTCCATACAGTACCTGTAGCTACTGCTTCATTAGCAATAGCTTTCATAGCATCAAATACTCCGTCATTATTAATAATAACGTTAGGACGTCTATCAGTATCTTTCCATTCATCAGTTTCTGGTGAAAGCTTTAAAGTACCACCCCAATTGAATACATCATACGGATTAACGTTAACTGATTCTGAATATTGTAATTGCTCAATGATCGGCTTAGTTGTATATGGTAATGTTACTAGATCACCGGTTACTACCGCTGTTGAAGTATCATCAATCTCCATAGCTACATTACTCTCAGAGAATAATGGTCTTAATACCCCATTGTCTCTATCAATACCCGCACAATATTCAAGGGAGGTTACATTTGCAACGTTAGTAGATTGGAATGAATCCACTAAGAACCCAGACTTAAATTTACTAATATTACCGTCTCCTAAGATCTGCTTATCTGACGCTTCTTTCTCAAGAAGCGATAATACAGTATAATATTCAAGGGTATTAATTCTATTTTCTAGTTTACCGATATCACGCATAGTATAGCGTTTATTATCAACATACTCAATCTCAACTTCCCCAGGGCTTAATGTATAAGCCGGAATTCTTAAGTTATATAATACCATTGAGTCCTTAGGTATACCAGGCTCAGATGGATTAATATCAGATACACCTTTAAGGACAGCAAATTCACCATCTTTATCTAAGTATACTTTATCAATTCTATTTAAGTAATATTGAATATCAGTGGTAAAACTACTACCAGGTATTGGGCAATATCCAACTGAAGCACCATTACCAGTAAAGTTTCCACCACCATTATTCATACGTGGTCTAAAGTCAACTGATGATCTTAATTCCACGCCGTTATGCGATGGAATATCTTCATAGGCAGACTCACCTGCATATGAATCAACTGTAAAGAAGTCGCCAGTACCATGCTCAAAGTAATTATATGTTATTGATAAATCACCAGTTACGGTGAAGTTAGTATCTGGTCTACGCTTAATAGCGCCCACGCCGTAATGAGTATCACGTTGGCCATTATCAATAAGGAAGTGTTTAGTCACATCTTGACTATTCTCTATAATAGATACCACGTTTTGTATATCACAATGATCTAAATTAACATAATTGTTATATGTTGCAACAGGTAATATAACATTTGCTGAATGCAGAGTCTTTTGTTTGTGGGATAATGTTCTATGTACCGGAGCTATTAATTTAAGTGGTTTACCATCAGTACCATCAGTACCACTAACTATTAAACCTGTAAAAGTTACCTTTGGAGGATTATTAGTTTCATCAATTGTAACGTTAGATGATTCGATATAAGTTAGATGTTCACCATCAGTAGTGTTTACAAGCGACCACCTGTCATCGAATGGTGCAAAGTGCTCACCTTCTGTATTACACGTAAAGGTAACAGCACCACCTGATTGCTGAGATGGGGTGAATGTTTTAATGATACTATAACTATAGTTAAAATCTAATGCTTCTAACGGATCTAACTCGGAATTACAAGATTTAATTCTAGTATATGGTAAAGGGAATAGTAATGAATCTGCTGCTAAACTATGAACAATAACTTTGCCGGCAAAGCCACCATTGCCTGGGGCTGAAGCATCAAAGCCATACGATTTAATATAAACATCGTCACCTGCATTAGCATCATAACTCCAATTTCCAAAATCAATATCAGCATCAAATATGTTAAGGCTAAATACGCCTGTTATATTTCCAATCTCAGGGTCTACTGCACTATAGGTTCTACCGCCAGTGATTTCAAAAGATCTAACCCTACATGTTCCAATTTGTGTGTCGCCATCAGCGTTCTTCCTACGTATTTCAACTGATTCGAATGTATTAACATCAGGAATTCCTATCATACCCAGAACTGTAATAGTATTAGCAAAGTTTAAATTAACTAATTTATCAGTTGCTAAATCAGAATCACGTGCTTTATCAAACGCTACATCAGTGGTTGATAGGGTTTCAATTTCGTAACCACGCACATACGCCTTAGATGGCTCAATACCAATAGTAAGCTTTGTATCATCAGGGGTAGCTGATACATGATTCTTAATAGACGCAGGGAATGGGTTAACCGCATAGTTACCTGATTCGTCAAAGGTTCTACGAGCAAGAGTATCTTCTAATACAGCATAATCTGTATCTCTAGCATGTTTAGTAATAATACCAGCTTCTATTCGTACTAATAATACGAAGTTACCTTGAGGTTCACTAATAGCTCTCTTAACTAATTCTGTGGTAATAGAATAACGGTGCGCACCCGGCGCTGATTCATTTGGAGTTCCCAATGCATTATCATTAAGGGACACATCCGAACCTGAAGTTATAACTTCTTCACTTACCTTTAAACCTATGTCGTATGTAACCTCTGTAGAATATTTAGATAAAATAATCGTACTAGATTTAACAATTACAAAGTTCTTCTTAAGATAATAAATACCTTCATCTAATGATACTAATGAACCATGACCAATAGAATCAACAACCACTTCAACTGAACTATCATCTACGTCAACAAATGTAATGGATGTACCCTCGTCGAATACTTCACCTGATACATAATTACCATATATTGTTACAGGATCATCGTTAATTGCTTCTATAACGTGTAATACTTTAAATATTGAAGTACCAGAAACTAATTCAGTACCAACTAAGGTACTAATTTGACTAAGATCAGTTGTGATCTTTAAGTAGTCGATCCGGTTGTGTATATGTACACTTCCGGGAACAATTATAGATCCTTCTTTAAACAAATGATCACCTACAGACGCCACTTGGTTCTGTAATATAGACTGCATCTGGGTAAGCTCTCTAGCTTGTAAAGCATGGCCAGGTCTAAATAAGATCTGATTATATTTTTCTTTTGGAGTTAACCCATCAATGTCTGTAGGGACATTAAAGTCGTCGTAGTACGGTTCAATATTTAACTTAATTGCCATTTGTTATTCCTAATTTAAAATGCGATGACTAATCTGATTGTTTCAATTTGGTCCGAGCCTCTACTCACTGGTGATCTATTTTCTAAAAATACAATATCGCCTGAGTATAGTTCAATAGGGGGAGCAACTACAGCGGTTAAATCTTGACCACCTGTAGTAGCACTAGATAATCTAATTAGATCTTGATCTGGGTTAAATACTCCAAATCCTGTATCTTCGTTTTGAGTATAATATATTATACCTGAAGTAGTATCATGTTCTACCACTATAGCCTTTGATCCAGAGTCAGTACCCGTAATTTCAGAGTCAGGGACAAATGAACCACCACTAATTACTAATCCCTTACAGGTATTATAAGCATTTTTAGATGCTACTGCATTAGCATCAGAATCGAATGGATTCTTAACTAATGAAATTTGTCTAAAGTCATTTGACGAAGGGATATCACCGTTCTCATCACCATTAAATACTTTATTAAGGGCAACATAATGGGCTCTTAAATCCTGTCTTGGGTCAGAGCCGAATCCACCTTTAGGTGCAATAACTGGTCTTAAGGCCGCACCACTACCAGAACCACCGGTAATAGTAATAGTTGCTTTCTTATAACCAGCCCCTGGGTTAAGAATCTTGATGTTTACTAAGGCCCCTGCCTCATTAATTTCTGCTTCAGCGGAAGCTCCTGTACCGTCTCCATTAATAGTAATAATTGGAGCAGTTGTATAACCAGTACCGCCACTACCTACAATTTTAATGTTATGAATTTCCCCTGGAATAGCATTTTGCTGTACCGCGTATTGATTAAGTAGGGCAGTATCAGAGCCAGGATCTGGTTGGGTAGCTAAGTATTGTACTGGGATGAATGATTCCGTTAAGAATTTAGAGCCAGTATCTACTGGAACGGTATATAGGTATTTCCAAATATAACCATCAAGGTCACTATTGTCAATAACACCACTAGTATTAATACCAGCTAAATCTGGGTTTGTTGTAGATGTGCCTGAAGACTTTAAACATATGAATACGTTATTATTATCAGTAATAACATAGTACTGTTCCCCTTCAATATTGCCATCGCGATCATCATACTCAGCATAACCAACACCAGATACCCAAAGATGTCTAGGGGTAGCAAATATAATATCACCTGTAGCACCACCTGATAGCTTTTTCATAGCAAACATATTTTCCCAAGCGGTATTAGTAGTGTAATCGTTTTCTTCTGGGTAAGTAGGATTGTTATCATCAACTAGACCACCTGAATCTAACCAAGGGTTAGCTCTACCTAGAGCTAAATAATATGTGTTACTAGACATACTGTCAACGAAGCGCTCAGTGGTATCTAATCTAAATTTGCTTGTAATAATTGCTGGCATTATGCTCTTCCTTTATGTATTATGTTGCTGTAATAACGCAACCTAGTTGCGTATTACCAATAGTTTTATTTATAACATCCTCAAATGTTATGTGACCATAATCATTAATAGGCCTAAAGTTTACAAATTTAGTATTATTAAAATGATCTTTAAAGCCGCTAGTGGCTAAGACTATAGTATCATATTGTAGTTCTTTTTCTACATATGTTCCTTCATCCATACCCCATGTATATTTACCGAACGTTCTAGAGACCCCCAATGCGCTAATAATCTCTTGCAATGCAATAGCATATGGATTGGATGATACCATATCAATATATACATTTCGAGGTAAACCGTCTTTCTGGTAACCTGGTTGGATTGTGCCATACTTATTAAATGCATTTGATATCCAATGGGCACCTACACCTGATTCAGACTTAAGCATCTCAATGAAAATAAGTATTTCACCAAAGAACATAAATCCAGCTGGATGAATTAATCGCGTAAACGCACTCTTCCAGTCAGTGATATTTTTACCGGTTTTTAGTACATATGAAAACTTCTGATAAAAGAATGAGTCTTGTATAAACTTTTTATCTGAAGCAAATCCATCTGCAGTTGTATATAGTCCGGACTTATAAACTTTAACTGTATCACCTACTATCAACTCTCTCTGGGCAAAATCAATATAGTTTATGAATTCACTATAATCTTCATTTTGATAGAATCCACCTTTCCATTCTTTAGTAGGTACATGAACGCCATTAACAAATACTATATCATCATCAACCTTAAGGCTGAAACCTCTATTATCCGCCCCTTCAACTCTAGATGTAGGCGTGGTAATATCAAATGTATAAGTTGGGGTGTGTTTAGTATGATCATCTACAATAGATGCTGCTTGACTAATCCATTTACCATCAGATGGTATTAACATATCCTCTTTAGGATAATATATTTCTACATCATCATCATAAATCAATTTAAAGAATGATGTAATAGATTCAGGGGTACCACGTGATTTATAGAATTCAACTAGGTGTCTATAAAATAAGCGAGGGGATGCTGCAAAGCTTCTAGGAATAGGTATACCAATCTCATTCTGGAGCTCTTGTAATAGCTCTGCTTCAATTAGATCGATATCACGTTGATGATCTAATTGATTCAT